CAATCACGGCCTGCTTGGCATGTGGGCGCTGATGCAGGAGCAAGGCGGAAGCAAGGCAGCGACTGCTTTGAATTCCGGACTTCAGAATTTGGTCAACGGGCGAGGCACCGAAAAGGCCGGATTTTGGCTCCACGAACTCGGCTTGGTCGACGAGGCGAAGAACGGTGCGATGCTGACAAAGCTGTATGGCGGCAACGCTGGGCAGCATCGCAACGCAGTCACAGCCAATGCGATTCGCGGTGCAGATCTTGCGCGAGCCGATGCGCCAGGATATGTCGAGCAGATCATGCTGCCCGCACTCGTGGCCTATGCACACAAGCAGGGGATCACTGACCCGAAGAGGGTCGACGCCAAGATCGTTGAGCTCGTTTCGCTGATGTTTAGCAACCGTAACGGGGCCGACTCGTTCGCGCTGATGGCGTCGCAGTTGCCGAGAATCCTCAAGGATCGAGGCATCGCCGAGAATTCCGGCGGCCTCAGCAACTCCGCGAAAAACTTCGACGCTAGCCCCGTCTCGACGTTCCAGGCCCTGTCGGCAAAGTGGGAGACCACGCTCGTCAGCCTCGGCGAGCATGCGTTGCCAGTAGTGGTTCCGCTGGTCGAGAAGCTGACGTCTCTACTGCAACGCTTCATCGATTACTCCGCGAAGAATCCTGGAAGCGTCGAACGTTGGGTGAAGGGCATCGCAGCGCTGTCGGCGGCCCTAATCGGCTTTGGCGCGATCGCCATGGTGGCCAGTGGCATCAACGCCATCGTCATGGCGTCGCGGCTTGCCACAGTCGCGCTCGGCGCTGGCGGCTTGGCTGGAAGCATTGGCCTCATTCTTGCGCAGGCCGCGCTGCTGGCTGGAGTTGCCTACGCGACCTACCAAGCCGCAACTGCGCTGGGCGCCGACAAACTTGGAGACAAGGTTGGCAGTGGCCTCTATGACTTGTTCCACAGGGATCCGAACGCAGATGCAAATGCCGAGCTCGCCAAGCGAAACGCACAGGCGAATTTTGTGCGGCCTGGAGGCCGAGGCTCGGAGACGCAGTACATCGGCAGCATCGTCATGGACAGTCATAAGGTCGCCAGCGTCGTGTTCAAACACGCCGCGAAGGACGCCTACCGGCCGCAGACTGGCACGATGAGCTTCGATCCGACTTTCGGCATGGACCCGGCAGGAGGCTGATCGATGCAACCCGACACCACCCTCAAGCTGGGCGATTTCGAGTTCGCGTCGCTCGAGATCCCGGCCAGCATCCCCTTCGGCGGCTCGCAGCGCCTGGCGACGCACATGCTCGTTGGCGGTGCGAAGGTCGTCGACGCGATGGGGCGCGCCGATAAGGCGCTCACCTGGTCGGGGATCTTCATGGGCACGACCGCGCCCGATCGCGCGCGCTATCTCGACACGCTGCGTGTCGCCGGCCTGCCGCTGACGCTCGTCTGGTCGACGTTCAATTATCTGGTCGTGATTAGCGAGTTCGACGCGGTCTACGAGAAGTCCTACCAGGTGGCGTACTCCATCACCTGCGAGGTCGTGCAGGACAACACTTCGCCGGTGACGACCATCGCTGCGGCGCCGGTTGATCAGGCGATGTCGACCGACACGGCGTCGGCCAGCACGCTGGCGGGCTCGATCGGCGACTCGACGCTGAGCGGCCTCGTCGCGACCGTCAGCAGCGCGGTGTCGGCGGTCTCGTCATTCGCCAAGGCTGCGCAGAGCACGATCAACGGCGTCCTGCAGCCGATCGCGGCCGCGCAGCAGCAGATCACGCTGCTGACGGCGTCCGCCAGCAACACGATCGCCAACGTCACGACGTTCGGCGGCGTGCTGCCGGGCAACCCGGTGTCCGTGGCTGCGTCGAAGCTGACTGGCCAGGTCGTCGCGATGGAGCAGCTGGGCGACCTCTACAACCTGCGCAATGTCCTCGGGCGAATGCAGGCCAACCTCGGCCAGGTGAATTCGTCGCAGCGCACGGTGGCCACCGCCGGCGGCAACCTGTTCGACATCGCGCAGAAGCAGTACGGCGATGCGACGGCATGGACTGGCATCGCCAAGGCCAACGGCCTGACAGATCCGTTCGTGCAGGGCGCCCAGATCCTGACGATCCCGTCGCTGCCCGACACGACCAACGGCGTCCTGCAAGCCTGAACCCGACATGCTCAACACTTTCCCAGCTGACTCGGCTGCGCGTCAGCCGCGCGCCGTCGTGCGCGTCGGTGGCGTTCCGATGGACGGATGGGAGTCGTGGGAGGTCACAAGCAACACCTACAACGAGGCCGACAGCTTCCGCGTGTCGTTCGCGATCTCGGCGCTGCCGGCGACCATGGGCGCCGACTGGTTCGCCTCGCAGACGCAGATGTTCGTCGAGGTGCTGGCTGGCTTTCCGACCGACCCGGCCAACCCGAATGCGGTGGAGCTGACCAGCCTGATCTATGGCCGCGTCGACGACATCGATCTCGACATGGTCGCGAGCAAGCTGACGCTGACCGGCCGCGACCTAACCGCGGTCTTCATCGACGCGAAGATCACATCGACCTTCGAGAACCAGCATGTTGCCGACATCGTCACGCAGCTGGCGCAGTCTCACGGCCTGACGCCGGTCGTCACCGGCGGTACCGACATCGCCGGAACGCTCTACAAGCGCACCCAGGTGCGCATGCAGGCCGACCGCAGCGAGTGGGAGTTGCTGACGTGGCTGGCGCGCGAGGAAGGCCTCGTTGTCTATGTCACCGGCAACGAGCTCCACTTCGAGCCCGACGACCGCGACAGCGGCGAGCCCTACCTGCTTTACTGGGAGCCTGCCAACAGCACCTTCGGAGCGCCGCAGAGCAACGCCGTGCACGTCTCGTTCTCCCGCAGCCTGACGGTCTCGAAGGGAATTACGGTCACGGCGCGCAGCCCAAGCATCACGAAGAAGGTCGCGGTCGTCGAGTCGTATCCAGCGGCGCCGAAGAACATCCAGGCCGGCAAGGCAACGCCATTCGGTGGCGTGCAGACCTTCAGCTACACGCTGCCGGCCGGCCGCACGGCCACGCAGGTGCAGCAGTACGCCGAGGCGACCTATCGGCAGATCGTCTCGCACGAGATGAAGCTGAACGCAGTGCTGCCCGGCGACGGAATCCTGTCGACGAAGGCTTCCCTCCGCGTGCAGGGCACCGGCACGGCGTTCGACCAGGACTATTTCCCGCACGAGATCGTCCGCTCGATGAGCCTCGACGACGGCTACCTGATGACGGTGTCCGCCAAGAACACCAGCCCGGCCAACGAGGTGCAATCATGATGAAACCGATCCTAAACGCGATGCGGCTGCAGGCCCAGCGCCAGGCCACCAGTAGCCGCGGCACGTCGGTGGGCACCGTCACCAGCTACGACCCCGACAACTACGCCGTGCGCGTCGAGCTGCAGGCTGAGGGCATCCTCACTGGCTGGATGCCGCTGTGCTCGCCCTGGATCGGCAACGGCTGGGGCTTCTTCGCCGCGCCGTCCGTCGGCGACATGGTCGAGGTGACGTTCTTCGGCGGCGACATCGAGGCCGGCTACGTCGAAGGTCGACTTTTCAACGACATTGACCTGCCGCTGTCCGTGCCCAGCGCCGAATTCTGGGTCGTCCACCAGTCGGGCAGCTTCCTGAAGTTCACGAACGCCGGCGACGTTCTCGTGACCAGCGCGCGCGACCTGGCCGCGGTCGTCGGCCGCAACCTGACGGCGAACGTCACCGGCGACATCGACGTCGCCTGCGGTGGCAATGCCGGCGTGACGGTGCAGGGTAATGCGACCGCAACGGTCAACGGCAGCGCCAGTATCACCGTCGCGGACAACGCGACGATCGGCGTGGGCGGCAGCGCCACCGCGACCATTGGTGGCGCGCTCGACGTCACGGCGGCCACGGCCAGTGTCACCGCGGTGACGACGATCACCGGCAATACGGAGATCGTCGGCACGCTGACCGTTTCCGGAAACATCGCGACCACTACCGGCAGCCTGATCGCCACCACAGGCGAAGTTGAGGACTCTTCCGGGACTATGGCCACCATGAGAACCACGTACAACGACCACAAGGGCCACGGCACGCCGGGCACCGGCAACGCGCCGGACCACCTGATGTAAGCGCCGATGATCAATGACATCTACCACTACTGGTCGGGCGACCTGTCGGCTAGCGCCGGCGGCGACATCCTGACCGTCGACGGCACCGAGCTCGGCCAGCAGCGCGTGCTTCGCCGGCTCCTCACCAACCCGGGCGACTACGTCTTCCACCCGGACTACGGAGCGGGGCTGCCGGCGTTCGTCGGTCAGCCGCTCGACCCGGGCAAGGTGGCTGCGCTGATTCGATCTCACATCCTGCTCGAAGACAGCGTTGCGAGCATGCCTCCGCCGCAGATCACTGTCGCGACCAACCCTACAGACCCATCGTCGATCGCTGTGACGATTGCCTACAACGACGCCGCCAACGGCAAGCCTGTCGTCCTTTCCTTCAATGTGAGCTCCTGACGACATGGCAATCAACACCCAGACGTTCGCGCAGATCGTTTCGAACGCCGTCACGGCCATTCAGGGCGGGGCGTCCCAGCTCGTCGACATGACTGTTGGCTCGATCCTTCGGGCCTTCACCGAAGCCATTGGCGCGCTCACGCTCTGGCTGCAGGGGGTCGCACTTCAGATCGCCGCGCTGACTCGGTTCGCCAGCAGCAATGGGCCCGATGCCGACAGCTGGGCGGCCGACTTCGGTTTTGCGCGTGAGTCGGCCAAGCCCGCGAACGGTCCGGTCACCTGCGCACGCTTCACCGCCACCGCGCAGGCCAGCGTACCCGTTGGCTCAGTCGTCCAGACCAGCGACGGCGCGCAGAAGTACTCGGTCATCGCCGATTCGACGCAATCAGCCTACAACGCGACGCTGGGTGCCTACGTGATGGCGCCGGGAACGACCAGCTGCACGGTGACGGTGGTCTCGCAGTCGGTTTCGGCCTCTGGAAACGCGGCGGCCGGCGCGATCAACACCGTGGGCAATCCGCTTCCGGGCATCGATACCGTCACCAACGCAGCGGCTTTCACGAACGGATCTGACGGTGAGTTGGATCCGGCCATGAAGGCGCGCTTCGTGTCCTACATCAACAGCCTGTCGCGCGCCACCCGCGGTGCCATTACCTACGCGGTGACCTCGCTGCAGTTGGGCGTCAACATGACGCTGACGGAGAACTTCACCTATTCCGGCGCGGCCGACCAGGGCTACTTCTACGTCGTCGTCGATGACGGGAGCGGCGCGCCGTCGACTGAGTTCCTGTCGACCGTCTCGAACGCGATCGATGCCGTCCGACCGATCGGCAGCACCTTCGGCGTCTTCGCACCGGTCATCGTCACGGCAAACGTCGCCATGACGGTCACGGCGGCGACCGGCTACCTGCATTCGGACGTGGCCGCGGCAGTGAGCGCGGCGCTGCTCGCTTACATCAACTCGCTGCCCCTCGGGACGCTGCTGTCGTTCACGAGGCTGGTGCAGGTCGCCTACGACGCGTCGCCTGGTGTCGCCAACATCAGCGCGGTGACGGTGAACGGGGGCACGTCCGACGTCGCCGTCAGTTCGCAGCAGGTGGCCAAGGCCGGCACCATCACCATCAGCTGAGGATCGCATGGCAACGGGTGACAACCAAGACATGAGCGCGCGCCTGGCGCTGCTCGTCCCGAACGGCTGGTTCACGGTGGGCATGTCGAGCCTGCGTGATGCGGTTCTCGCGGGAGCGGCCTCGGCGCTCTCTTTCGCCTACCAGCTCCTGGCCTACGTGCGATTGCAGACGCGGATCGCCACGGCCACGGACGGCTTTCTGGACATGATCGCCGGCGACTTCTTCGGCACCACGCTTGTGCGCGCGAGCGGCCAGACCGACGCCAGCTTCCGCGCGCGGATCATCAGCAGCCTGTTTCGCGAGCGCGGCACCCGCAACGCGGTGTCGATCGTGCTGACGCAACTCACCGGCCGCGCTCCGCTCATCTTCGAGCCGATGCGGCCGGCCGACACCGGCGCCTATGGCATCGGCGCGGGCTATGGAGCCGGCGGCGCCTACGGCTCGATGCTGCTGCCCATGCAGGCGTTCGTGACGGCGTTCCGGCCGCACGGCACCGGCGTTCCGGGCGTGGCCGGCTACGGCTCGCCATCCGCCGGCTATAGCCTCGGATCGCAGGGCCAATACGTCGCGCTGTCGATGGTTCAGGGCGCCCTCACCGACGCTGACATTTACGCCGCGATCGAGAGCGTTCGACCGGCTACCTACACCATCTGGGCGCGCATCAGCTCGTAGCTGCGCCGCACTCCATCTCAGCCGCCTTCGGGCGGCTTTTTCGTTTCTGGGCCGCCAATCGCGGCCCTTGTCGTTTGCACCTCCTGGAGCCGCAATGGATCGTACGATCGTCTACCCTGGCGCAGTCCCGCTCGAGACTGACCTGCTTCGCACCAACCGGTTCTCGATGACCGCGCTGGCGATGCTCACGCAGGACCTGATCGGCACGTCGACGCAGGCCAGCGGTTTCACCTGCGTGCCCACGGGCCCGGCGTCGCTCGCCGTGCAGGTCACGCCCGGCCGGCTCTACAGCCTGCAGAACCTGGACGGCACGGCGTACTCGTCGCTGGCGGCCGATACGACGCACCAGATCGTCAAGCAGGGCATCTTGCTCGACGCCGTGACGCTCGCCTGCGCCGCGCCCGCGACCGCTGGTTTTTCGGTCAACTACCTGATCCAGGCAACGTACCTGGACAGCGACACGGCGCTGGTCACGCTGCCGTATTACAACAGCAGCAACCCGTCGCAAGCCTATTCTGGCCCGGCGAACAGTGGCACCCCGCAGGCAACCCTTCGCGCTGGCACGGTGTCGCTTCAGGCCAAGGTTGGCATCGCGGCAGCGACGGGCAGCCAGACGACGCCGGCTCCGGACGCGGGTTATGTCGGCCTCTTCGCGGTCACGGTCGCGAACGGCACGACCACCATCACGTCGGGGAGCATCAGCACCTACAGCGGCTACCCGAATCTGGGCTTCGGTGCCGACAGGAGCACCTACAGCCCGACGTATACCTACCCCGTTGCAACGCTGGGCTGGCGTAACACCGGGCTCGAGAGCGTCACCGACTATTTCAGCCAGGTGCAGGCGACTGACTGGTTGTCTGGCGCCCCCGTGGTCGACACGACTGCGGTCTTCAATACCGCGCTCGGTGCATCCACGGCCTACAGCATTGCGCTCTGGGGCAAGCTGGCGGTACCCGGGATGTCGTTCATCGTCGGCGGCGTCGCCGGCGGTCCGGCCTCGATTTTCGTGCGCAAGGGCCAGCACCTGCAGGGCTCCGGGATGGGCGCCACGCGGCTCGACGCGCAGAGTGCGCACGCGCTGAACACCGCAGCCACCATCATCCTCGGCACTTCGAGCGCGGGCGTCGTGGACAGTGGTGGCCAGGCAGCGGAAGTCTCCGAACTGATGTTTCTCGGCGGCCCGTCGGGCTTTCCGAACATCGACACGACACAGTGCGCCGGTTGGAGCGTGCACGAGGTGTTCTGCAGCTTCCCGGGGCAGGGTGTCCTGGCCGGCGGCGCGGACGGAAAGCTGTCCGATTCGATCTTCGACGGCGGCCTGAATCAGATTGTTGTCACTGGCCAGAATATCCAGCTCAACGACAACCTGCATTACCTCGGCAACTATCAGATCTCGGTCAATAGCGGCAACGACATCACCATCACGGGGATGCAGTCCGAGTATGCGGAATATGCCTCGCTCCTGCTGAACCCGACGACGTCTTCGATCAACGTTGGGGTGGAGAGCAGTAACTTCATCGGAAACACCCAGTACGGCACCTACCAGGGTGCGATTCTCATCGGCGGCAACGGTGTTGACGTCTCCGTTTCGAATTCTCGGTTCCGCAACCTACCGGGCATGGCCGTCGCTTACTCCACCGGGGTGGGCTGCAAACTCACGGTCGGCGGGAATACGATCATCGACGGCCTGGCGACTTCGAGCGCATACACCCAGTCGACCACGATGGGCGGTATCGACTGCTCGAACATGAACGCGACGATTAGCGACACGACGCTGCGCAACTTGCCCGGTCAGCCGATCCTCATTGGCGGCACGCTGGCCATCACGGTCATCATCGATGGCTGCAGGTTCAGCGGCAACACGGGCGGCTCGTCGGAAATCCTGATCACCAACACCAACGCGGCATCGAAGGTGGTGATCCGCAATTGCATCGGTGGCGGCCGGCCGCTGGTCAACAGCCAGTCGACGGTGACCGTCGTCTACGACACGAACGTTGACGCTACGGCCCCGATCGCGATCACGCTCGTGACTACGGCGACCGCGACGCTTACCGTTGCAAACAAGGTCGTCGGCTGCAACTTCGCAGGCACCGTCACGCTCACCCTGCCGTCGCCGGCCATCTATCCGGGCAAGACGATCCAGGTGCAGACCTACACGGCAAACGCCGTCGTGTCGGCATCAGCCAACGTTTCTCCACTCACCAGCCCGACCCCTGGGACGGCAATCCTGGCGGCCATCGCCGGTAAGTGGGCGACGTTGGTCAGCAACGGCACTTCCTGGGTCGTGACGGCGGGGAATTGAGCATGAGCAACGACCACTCTCACTTCGCCGTAGCGCTCGCATGGCTTGGACTGTTGGCCGGATTCCTGACGCCGATCGCGATCCTGCTCACCATCATCTTCACCGGCCTGAACATCTATATCCAGCTGCGCAAGCTGCGACGTGATGAGCGGCTGGAGAAGCTGCAGGCCGAGCTGCAGCGCCCGGACACGACGCACTGAAGGAGGCGCAATGCGCACCACCGATCCCGATCCGGAGCCCTTCAAAGGCTTGGGCGAAAAGGTCACGAAGCCGGCCCCAGCGCCGGCTTCGCCGTCTCCGAAGCCCGCAGGACCGTCCGGCGTCGTCACCGGCGCCGACGGGCGCCTGAGCACCACCACTCACCCGAAGGACTGAAATGCAACTCACCGACCACTTCGTGCTGGCCGAGCTCACGTTCAGCAATACCGCGCAGGCGGATGGCATCGACAACACGCCCGACCAGAACACGATTGCGCATCTGACGATCCTGGCGATGGGCCTGGAGAAGGTGCGCGCGCTGCTGGGCGCCCCGATGAACATCAGCAGCGGCTACCGCTGCCCGGCGCTGAACAGGGCCGTCGGCGGCGTGCCGGACTCGGCGCACATCGACGGCTATGCCGCGGACTTCGTCTGCCCGAGCTTCGGCACGCCGGCGGACATCGCACGCGCCATCGTCGCCAGTGGCCTCGTCTTCGACCAGTGCATCCAAGAGGGAACCTGGGTGCACATCTCGTTCGACCCGCGCGCGCGCCAGCAGGCGCTCACTGCAACCTTCGGCGCCGGCGGCGCGCGCTACAGCGAAGGAGTCTCCTGATGCCTATCAAGCTCATCCCAAACTGGCAGCGTGCGCACCGCTTCCTGTCCGTGCAACTGACCGCGCTGAACGGCGCCGCAGTGGCCGGCTGGGCGTCGATCCCTGAGGACTGGCGCGCAGCGATTCCGCACGGCGTGGTCGTCGGTGCTGGCGTCGCGATGTTCGCAGCAACGATCTTCGTCCGAATGATCGATCAGGGCGGTGTCACCGCGCCTGGCGCCAATACCGAGGAAACGAAATGACCGAAGACGAACTGAAGACCGACGCCGAGGCCGCGCCGCGCTTCCTGGCCGAGACCGTGAGCGGCTTCTCCCTGCGCTCGAAGCTCGAACTGGCCGCGGCCGCGCTGATCCTGCTCGCGGCCGTCATGGTGTGGGCTATGTGGCCGGCCAAACCGGTGCCGGAGGTCATCACGGCGGCGCCTCAGGTGGTCCAGGCCGATCACTCGGTGGTCGTCGCGCGCGATCCCGAAGCGCATCCCGTGCCGCCGCCGCACATGCTGCCGAAGGGCTCGGTCGAGGTGCGGCGCGAGAAGATCGTCGCGGCGCCGGCCGCCGGCGCGTCGAGCGTCGAGGTCGACCTTTCCCTGGTGCGCGTCGACGGTGGCCAGCGCGTGGTCGCCAGCAGCCCCGACGGCACGATCAGCACCGCGATCGACATCCCGATCGAGCAGGCGCTGATTCCGGTGCCGCCCAAGCCCTGGGCTGCCGGCCTGAGCTATGGCACCGGCCGCAGCGTAGGCCTGTGGATCGACCGCGACATCGGTCGCCTCGTGCTGGGCGCCGCTGTGCAGCGCCTGCAGGACGGCCATGCCGAAGCCCAGGTGCGCGTCGGC